TTCAGATGCTCTGCTGTTTCGTGTTTCATGTCAGCAGTTCCATGCACGAAGCGACTTGTTGATCCGGCTGTTCGGGTCGTTGGCGGTCTTTGCACTCGTCAATTTCCGCTTCATCCCTTTCATCCGGGCACAGAATGAGTCCCTACGCGAGCCTCCTTCTGGCTGGGGTCGCTTCAACCCCGGCTTGCCGGGATTGGCCTTGTTGTAAGACGCCCTGCCTTTGGCGTTCAAGCCTCCAGCAGGGTTCTTTCCTTCGGCACGCTGCCACGCGGGTGACTTAGCCATAGAAGATGGTTACCTTTGCAGCGGTGGGAAGTGTAACGTGGATCCCGTTGTAGAACAGGATCCCTTCTCCGGGGATGAGGTTGGAGAAAGGATTGTTCGTGTTGGCGGGAACGTTGAACTGGAGCCGGACAGGTCCAGAAGCGTCACCATCACGGAAAATGAAATCTCCAGCGGTACCGCCTGAAAGACCTTGGTAGCCCTTCAGACGGTATCGGCCAGACACCATCGATCCCGTAGCCTCCGTATGGATGGCTAGGACGTCTGTTTGAGTGGACATCTTAAACCTCCGTTATCAGACGGAAGCCGGGACCTGCGAACCATCCGGGGCACGCTGGACGTAGAGGACCGTGATGATCGCACGACCAACACCAGCCGCCGCGCCGACCGCGTAGCGCGACCAGAGCGGGGTATCCGCCGTGGTCGAAGTCTGCCACGCCAACTGGGTCGTAGCGGTAGCGGTGCCACGGAAGCGCCCACCAGCGGTGGTCACCACAGCAGCCATCAACTGAGCGCCGCCCGAAGCATTGCCGACCGAGATGGTCGAAGTCGAGGAGCCGCCCGGAACAACGACCTGATCCACGACGATGTCCACGATCTGGGCACCCTGCGGGAGGTTGCCGAACTGGACGTCCACGTTACCGACACCAGCGGTGACGACGCCCGTGTCATAGGACTGAGAGAGGACAAAGAGACCCGTATTGCGGCCAGCGGCCACGGTGCCGTCCTTGATGGTGCCCGAGCGAAGCGGGCCAGAGTAAGTCGAGAAAGACATGATAAGACTCCTTTTGCACAAGTCGCCGTACTGTCTGTGCAACGTCTCCTAGGCGAGTCAGTACGGCTGGGTTTTCCTAGATCAAACAGGAAAGAAGGAGGGGGCCGAAGCCCCCTCCTTCACATCATCAAGTCGAACCCGGCGAACCGAAGATCGCAAGAGGATCCGACCAACCGAACGAGTAACGCTCACGAGCCTTGTAGCGGACATTGCCCGTGTCGAAATCACCGTCCATCGAGGTCGCCAGCGGGGTACGCACGAAGTGCTTCAGGCCATTCGGCACGTCCGTCATCAGGAACCAAGCGTTGGTGTCCGTGAGGAAGTGGTTGACCTTGTAGCCCTCGGGGATCGAACCCATCGCCTTCAGCGCGTTGATGTCGTTATCGGTCGTGCCGACACGGAGTTCCGTATCGAGCAGCCGCTTGGCGACAAACATGAGCGCCGGGGGGACGATGAGTTTCCGAGGCTTCGCAGCGATGAGCAGGCCACGCTCGTCGGTCCAACCAGCGATCTGGATGACAGCCGACTCAAGCGAGGTCTCGTTCAGGTCAGCAGCCACCGCAGGACGGTTGCTGTTGGTACCGCCCGAAACGAGCGGATGCGCGGTCGAGATGAGCGGCACGCCGTCGCCACCCGTGTAAGCGGGCGAGAAAGCGTTGTTCAGGGTCGACGCAGCCTTGACCTGCTTCGTGTACGCCATCGCACGAGCCTGCGCCTTGGTGTAGCGCTTGCTCAGAGAGTCGTAGAGGTTGTCCTCGACGGCCTCTTCCGTGATGGCGAAACCAAGAGCGATGGTCTCGTGGTTGTAACGAGCGGTCCACGCTTCCTGCGCATTGTCGTACGCAATAGCCTGACCTTCGTTCTTCACCGGGGCGGCGCTGAAGCCGGAGAGTTTCGTCTCCTCTTCAAAGGAACGCTCGGAGGTCTCGGTCTCGTAGATCTCCTTGTGTTCCTCGCCATAGCGACTGTACTCCATGCCGAACAGAGCGTTCAGGCCGGGGAGCAGTTCCTTCAGAAGTTGTGCGCGTGAAATAGCCATGTCTTACTGCTCCTTAAGCCGTGGTGCTGCTGTAGTAGCCGTGCGTCAGCAGGTTGATCTTCACCAGAACTTCATTGTACACGGTGAAGAGGATGCTGGACGCTGCCGGGATAGCGGTGACGCCACCCGGAACGGCAACCGCCGAGTTGATCGTGACCGAGGTCGCACCAGCCGAGGCCGCAGTCGTGACGAACGACGAGGTCTCGATGATCTGACCATTGGACGCAAGATACGCCACGCTCGTGCCAGCCGGGATAGCACCCGAGAGACCCGAACCAGTCAGCGTGATCGTGGTGCCCGACGACGAACCCGTGCCCGTGACCTGATACGCAGTCTCTTCCACCAGACCGACACAACGGACGGGCAGGATCGAAGTGACCGGGGTAGCAGTCGGGGCAAGGACGGCGTTGGCCGAGTTGCCCGTGGCAAGGCTCGACGCGACAGCCGCGTTATCGATCATCGACAGGTTGGTACCGACGAGGGCCTTGGCACCGGAAGCGAGAACGGTCGTGGCCGAGCAGACCACCGCCTTGAAGACGGTATCCGGATCGTCACAAACGTACGCCACGGCGTCACCCGCGAGGGTTCCGGTGGGCCAGAACTGGGAGAACGTCTTCTGCTTGGTCACCGGGTTGGTGAACGAACAGCCGAGGAACACGCCAGTCACAGCGTTGGAGGAGGTGGTCGCCGCGACAGCCGCACGGGTCACAAACCCGCGAGACAACACGACGAAGTCACCGTTGAAGATGTTCGTAGCGTAGCCGTACTGGATGGGATACATCCGAGTGCTACCCGAGAACACCTGTCCGCCGATCAGGTTGATCGGCTTAAGCCCGTAAGGGGCATCGACAGACGGATAAGCCATGTAGGACTCCTAAAAAGTTATTTGCCTTTGCCGAATTCGACGGTCGAGCGCCTTTCCTTGAAAAGCGGCATACGCTCGTCGTTCAGCCTCATGTAGTTGCTGTCCACGGACTCGATCTGCGACCGATTCTGCTTGGCGTAGTATTCGTCACGCTGCTTCATCAGTTCAGCCGGAGCCTTGCACAGCAACAGCCCGCCGACTTCCACATTCCCCTTGAACTTGGAATTGGGGTCGGCCTGATACATAAGTTCAGGATGGTCTTCGGCCTTCACAGGCTCCCAACCCTCACGGAACTTACCGGACGCATTCGTGGGGTCCAACTGCCCCATCATGGAGGTCCTGATCCATCTGAACACCCAACCGTCCTGCGGCGTGGGTTCAGGCAGAGTCTGGGGCGGTGCCCAAGACTGCTTACGCTGCGTTGATTCTCGGTTTTCAAGTTCACGAGCCAAACGATTCTCAGCCATTGAAATTCTCCAGTTTGAAAAGTTCTTTTGCGTACTGTTCATTGCTCAAGCCAAGTCTCTTGGCAAGTGCAACTTGAGTCGGAGTCAGGCGGACCTGACGCGGCGCGGATCCCCGCGTTACCGGAGCCACTACATTGGCTGGCTTTGTGCGTGGAGAAGGCTTCTCGTCCCTTTCCATCGTTTGCTCGGCATTACCCTCAAAATTTTCAGGGAATCGCCTACGCATCGTCCTGTCGATCTCTTTGTAGTAATCGTCACTACGCGGATCGATTCCAGATCGGACCAGTTTTTCGTGCAGGCCGAGTGCGAGGGCGGTCATCTCCTCGTCTTCACCAAACCACGAGTTCTTTGCCTTCCAAGCCTCTGCTTTTGGGTCAGCGGCTGGAGCGGCCTGTGGCGGTGCCGTCACCTGTTGAGACTGTTGTACTCCTTCTTCCGACTCCTGTAAAGAGGGTCGGAAGCGTTCGTAATCCTTCAATTTCAGTTTGGCGTCGGTCAGGGCTTCCTGAGCCTCCGCGATCTTTTCCCCGTCACCCGACTCGTAAGCCTGCTTCAGGCGCTCCTTGGCCGTGGCAAGTTCCCCGGTAGCCGCCTTGGTGACCTCTTGGATGTAGGCCCTTTCGCCCACCCCAAGGCGCTGCTTGAGACGGCGGTTCTCTTCAAACTGGGTCTGGGCAAATCGGAGGGCCTCGTCCTTCTCGCGGGCAACGCGCTCCTTTTCACGGCGCTCGTCGTGCCAGACCTTCTTCATCTGGCCGAGGCGCTTCTTGACCTTCTCGGAGTACTCCTCAAGGTCATCCTTATCCAGTTCGTCCACGATCTCCTTCGGGAGCGGCTTACGGCCACGGTCCTCTGGCGGAGTATCGTCTTCGATCTTGATCTCCAATTCAGGCGTATCTGCCTGATTCTTATTGGTATTTTCGATCTCGTCCGGGAACTTAAACTCTTCCTGCTGCATGGTCTACTCCTTATGCGCGGCGGATGCCACGGGGGTCATCAACAACGGCTTCAACCCTGTCATCGGTGATGATGCGGAACTCCCGACCGTGGATGACCACGCGGGTACCTGCGTACGGACGGGTAAGGACAAAATCGCCTTCCTTACACCACGGTCCGGTCGGAAAGCGGGACTCATCCTTGTAGCAGAGGTTTCCCATCTTGACGACGAACAGGACGACAGTCGTCTGCTCCTCGACCTTCTTGGTGTCCTCAGCCTTGATGAGGCCGCTTTCGTACTCTTCCTCGACATGAGGTACCGCACACAAGATGTGGTACCCCTTCGGCTCTGGCAGGAGTTTGGCTTTCGCCGCCTCTGCCTGCGTCTTCTCTACATCGATATTACTCATCTTCGCGCTCCAAGCGTTTTGCAAGGTCTTTCACATGGTTCTTTGCGAGTTCAAGACCCTGTAACGCCCCGCAAAGACGTTTGTACTCGGCCTCGTCCAACTTGCCTTGGACCAAAGCCTCGATGATCAACGTGCGCTCTTCCTCGTACTTGCTGACCAAGTACTCCAGAGCGTTGGAATAACTCATTCTTCACCTTTCTTGGGTTGCGCCCGATTACGGGCGGATTCGCGCTGGATCTCAGCGGCTTCTTTCGCTTTGCCGATCTCGACGCCGAGGCGTACCCCTTCACGTCTCTGCTCGGCCTTATGCTCCTCGATGTTTACACCAAGTTTTGCGCCTTCCAACTGCTGCTGCCCAGAGATCTCCGAACGACGCAGGTCGAGTTCATCTGCCTTGGCAGCGGCGTCCATGATGTCCTTCTGCTGCTTGCGCTGCTGCTCCATCATCTTGATCTGACCGTCGATCTGAGCCTGCTGCGCCTTCGTCTGCGCCACAAGTTGCTTGATCTGGAGGTCCATCTGCTGCATCTGGATGAGCGGATCCTGCTGCTGCTGCTGCGCCTGCTGCATCTGCGCTTCGGCCTGATCCTTCTGGAGGACGCGGGCTGCGGCCATCGCAGCAAGTTGCGACAACTGGGCCTCAAACTCAGGCGGCAGGTTGTACTCGTCGCTGTCGTCCTGCGGCAAGGGGGGCAGGGCTGTACCCAATTGCTTCTCAATCTCGCGGCGGTACTGATACGCCATATGCTCCATAACGTGCGCTTGGATAGCCGCCTGCATCGCTTGCGCCTGCGGACTCTGCCCGATCATTCCAGCGATCTTCGGGTCCTGCATCAGCGCCATGTGGACTTGGATGTGAGCCTCGTGGTCCTGATACATGAAGACCTTGGTCGGCTTGCCCGTCATCAGGTCCATGTTCTCGGTGATGGGATCACGCGGCTTGGCATCCGAGGGAAGCGGGATGATCTTCTCAGCGTTCTTGACGCCCAGCGTCTCGATCATCTGCCTGTGCAGGTGGGGCAGGTCATAGATGTTCGGTGCGGTCTGCGAAAGTTGCAGCACGGCCTGATACTGCACGATCTTCTGCGACATGGTCGCAGCGTTCGGATCCGACACCGGGATGACATCGACGCTGTCGTAGTCGGACTTCTTGGCGCTCGGCTTGCCGACCTCCGGCTCGTACGAGTACTCGTCCGGGGTGTTGTCACGGATGATGCCCGCGAGGAGTTTGAACTCCTGCTTCATCGTGTAGTAGATACGGGCCTGCACCGCCGTCATGACCTTGAGGACACGCTCAAGGATGGCAAGCGTCGTACCGACCGGGGCCTGCGAGGACATATCGGAGACCTTCAGGTCTGACACCGCAGCGAAGCGGCGACCGTCCTCGATGACCTTGTCCATCAGGAGGGAGAGGGTCTGGCTCGGCTCCTTGTACGGGAGCGGCATGATGTTGTCGCGGATGGTGCCCGAGGCGACGTCTACGTCTATGTACTCTCCGGGGGGGACGGGCGTGTTGTCTCCCTTGATACGCAAGCCGCGAGTTTTGAAGCCACCCGGAAGATTGCTGAGAGTTCCCGCATCGACAAGTTGGCGCAGGAGAGAAGTAGCGGTCTTGGAATGCCCGCCGATGAGGTGGATAAGTCCGAAGTAGTAGAAGCCGAAGCCGGGGACGTATCCATAGTGGACGAAGTGCTGTCGCTTCTGCTTGAGGTCGTCATCTTCGCGCCAATTCCGTCGTATCGCCAGCACCGTCCCGGTGCCCTTCTCGATGGTGACCACGTACGGCAGCGCGATCCCGGTCTCGTTGTTGTCGTCGTCCACATCCGGGTAACCCGGCAGGTCGATGTTGACGTGCATCTCCAGCAGGAGGTAGCGGTTGTCCGCTGTCGCTGAGAAGCCTTGGTCGGTCGCTTTCTGCTTCTCGACCTCGTCCATCTGTGGGATGGGATCCGGCAGGTCGATGTCGCGGTAGAACCCTGCGTGCTGAAGTTTCAGCAGATCGTTCTTGGTCTTGCGCATCCGGTGCGTGACGCGCTCCGCTGTTTCGATGTTGGACGCACCATATGGCACGACGATGTCCTCTGCCGGGACATAGACCGCCGACTGCCTGTCGAGCGAAGGATCAAAGTAGACCTTCTTGAAGGCGTTGCCCGCCAAGGCGAGACTGAGCAGCATCCGCTCGTGTTCCGGGCGGTACTCCTTCATGACCTCGGTCAACTGGTAATTCATGTCATCCGCGACACGGATGGCGGCTTCCTTCTTCTCGGTAGTCTCCTTACCGACGATCTTGGTCTTGACGGGACCCGCCGCAGGGAAGGTCTCCATGATGGTCTCGGACTGGAACTTGACCGCGCTCTCCATGAGGAGCGGGTGGGTCACGCCACACGCACCCGGCCACGGCTCGGTCCGGTCGTCATACTTGAGGCCGAGGATCTTGAGACCCTTCGTATAGGTGTCGAGCCACTCCTTGCGGTCGGAACAGTCGGTCTCGTAGTCGCGGATGAGTTCGGAGGCCATCTTCGCCAACTCGCCCTCGTCCATGTAATCCGCGAGGTTGGCGTCGAACTTGTCCGCACGCGGCTCCGACTTGATGAGGTCGATGACGGCTCCGTCCATACCGATGGACACCGCTTCCGGATCCTCAATCGTGATCTCAAGGGCTGGCTCATCAGATAGTGAGCCAAGACCAACCGGGGCTTCGTAGAGGGATTTATCGACAGCCATCTAGATTCTCCTAGTAGTACCCTTCGCGCCTGTGACTCTTGAACCACTTCGTCGGTTCTGGCTCGTCCGATGCAAGTCTGATGAACCCGCCTTTGCGGTACCGTAAAAGAGCCTGCGTCATGGAGTCTACCAAGTCATCATGCTCACCGGAGGGAAAACTTGCCACTTCCTCGACCAGTTCCTCCGCCCAACGGGTCTCAGGGACCCATACCCGACCTGAAGCGAAGATGTCTGCAACAGCGTTCAGGCGGGCGATCTTGTCGTTGCCTTTGCTAGGCGTGAACTCCTGAACCGGGATACCCATCGCCCTGAGTTCAAATATCAGCGGACTGCCCGCCGCTTTGGCCTCCACTATGAGGCTGTCTGGCTCCCAGTACTTGTACTCGTTGAACGCCTCCTGCTTCAGTTCAGGAAACTCCATACGTTTCTTGAAAGCATTTAAAAGTATGATGTTTGACTGCTCTTTCCCGGTTTCATCGGGTTGGGTAAAGATGCCCCACGTTGTGCAGGCTGAATAGTCGGCCCGTTCCGTCTTAAGAAACGCCGTATCCCACGACTGGATGATGTATTCGCAGAACGGTGGGCCGTCTTTTTCCCAAACTCGCCACCATTCCCGTTTGATGATGGCTGAAACATCCGAAGTTGGTTGCTGCTGGTACTGGGCCATCCACTTTCCGACAGGGAGTTCCTGTCGAAGGGCTTCCAACTCCTGCAGTTTCCAGAACTCGGGCCAAAGTGCCTTGCCAGACGGCAAAATAGCGGGAAACTCGATGACTTCCCACTCTTCACCATCCCGTTGCGCCGCTGCTTTGACCACTTGACCGGTCAGATCCTTCTTGGACCACCGGGTCATGACGATGACGATGGCTCCTCCCGGCTGAAGACGCTGACGAGGGCCTGATGTGTACCATTCGTAGGTCTTGTCGTAGACCTCCGGGTTGGTTTCGGCCAGCGTAGCCTCCTGTTCCGAGTGCGGGTCATCGATGATGAGCAGATCCGCGCCCTTACCGGTCACAGCACCGCCCACACCGATGGCGAAGTACTCGCCTGCATAGTTGGTAGCCCATCTTCCGGCTGCTTTTGAGTCCGCTTGAAGGGCTACTTGGGGAAAGATGTCCTTGTAACGGTCGGAATCGACCAAGTTACGCACTTTTCGACCAAACCCCACCGCCAACTCGGCTGTATGAGAGGTTTGGATGATCTTTTTGCCCGGAAAACGCCCTAAAAACCAACTTGGAAGGAGGTAAGAAGCGAATTCTGACTTGGTATGACGCGGTGGCATGTTGATGATGAGCCGCTTTACCTTACCTTCCGCCACTTTTTGGAAGGCTTCGGCCATCTTTTCGTGATGTTTTCCGTGGATGAACCCCGGCCATACGTATTTTACGTATGCCATGAACTCGCTTTTGGCTTTTTCACGGGATCCAACCTTGCGCGCTTCAGCCAGCAACTGCCCGACCTTCTGCTGCGCCTCTGGCGGCAGGTTCGGAAGCCGCGTCTCGACTTCACGAAGCAGTGTTGCGTCCATTACCTAACTCGGAATCGAGGTCGATATCAGCAAGGCTGACGGATTTTGTAGCAGGTACGACGCTGTACTCGACATCGTACAGTTCCAACGTCTTGCGCAGTTCCGTTTCGATGTCTTTCACGGTGCGATGTGTGACGTTGATATCTACACGGTCGGAGAAGAGTCCCACACCGGACACCTTACCAAGAAGTTCAAGAGCCTTGAGGCGTGTCTTGGGGTCTGGGTCTGAAGAATCGAGGATCAACTTGTTGGTGACATAAGCACGAAGGCGACGATGTACGTCAAAGACCTCTCTGTCGTACTCAGAAAGGATGGTGTTGAGGTGCTTTATGGTCCCCGGAGTGAGGTCTTTGGGTTGCGGCATCTCTTCGGACGCCAAGATCTCATGAGAAACCTTGCGGTCTTCGTCCGACACATCGACCTTGACGCCCTGCGACTCAAGTTCATTCAGGGTAGCAAGCATCGCCCGCGCTTTTGCACGGAAGTCCTGAAGTTCTTCCGGAGTTGTATCGAAGGGGAACGGGATCCCCAACTCTGGCGTGGCTACAACCGGCATGGGGCCGGAATGTATCAATAAGTACTTGAAATGTAAATGGTGTGCAGGCCCTACCTGCCGGGGATCACGTGGGTCGAGGAAAGAGGAGGAGATTCATTTCGACCTTGTCCACTGGACTTCCATTCCCGAAACCAGCAACGGGCTATCCAGACGCTGCAGGCGCACCCTGCCAGACACCGTATGTAGGTATACCCCATTTGGAGGGACCCAACAAGACAACCGGGGGTGTTTTTATATACAGGGGGGTGGGGGTCAACTTAGGAAAATTTGTGAATACGTGATTGGATTTAAAAGTGATGATGGGATGTGCAGATCATAGAGTAGCCGACACACGCTGGGACTCCAAACTCCACGCGGGGGGCCGGGGTGCGGTGGGGGTCGCCCCGGTCGATGTCGAAAGTGCTTGCATCTGACACTTGTTTATGGTCTACTATTAGTAGGGTAGTCCCTCGCGGCTTCCCGTGCTGCTTGTCAATCCACGCCGAGGCTAACCGATAACACGTGTTATCGGTGAGGCCGAGGCACAACCGAGAGGAACCAGTCTATGCGTTTCAATGATTCCACACGCGCCGCTGTGCGCGAGGCCCTGACCGGGGCCGACACGGTAGCCAAGGCCGAGGCCGAGGTGACCGGGCGATGGGTCAAGGCCGCCGAGGCCCTCGCCGCTGACGGTATCGCTTCTCTCGCCGCGTTCAGCGAGGCGAAGGAGGCTATTCGGGCCGAACTGGTAATCCCGGCCCTGCGTATCTCCGAGGTGCCAGACGCGCCTAGCGTCTGGCGCAAGGGGTCGGAATTGCCCAAGGCCAACAGCGACGACGAGGCTATGGAGGTAGCCAAGGCACGCGCCCGCGCCAAGGCCGAGGGGGAGGATGAGGCCGAGGCAGTCGCGGCGTTCAAGGCCGAACGGGCCGCGCTACGGGATGCCTATCAGACGGTACGCACTACGGCGAATACGATGGTATCGCGCCTGAAGGAGTACTTGCCTGAGGTACGCGCCAAGGCCGAGGCCAAGGCCAAGGCAGACGCCGAGGCCGAGGCCAAGGCCAAGGCCGAGGTGGCCGGGATGACGGTCGCACAACGTGCCGAGGCCGGGAAAGCGGATGCCGTCCACAAGGCAACCGAGGCCGTGGCAAAGGTGCTGACGCGGCTGCAAAAGGCCGGGGCGGGGGCGGCAGCGTATCCCCACCTTGAGGCCGCGCTAGCCGCGCTCGTCGTGAAACCTTCCATCGTGGAAGGTACGGCAACCGGGCCGAGCCACGGCGCGGATACGCTCACGCCGATGGGCCGTCCGACGGGTATCGCCGCCTGACCTAGTGAGGTCGCCCCCCTGCACCGCGAGGTGCAGGGGGGTTTTTGTTTGCGCGGCGTTTGCGCAGCGCGAACTATCATGGCGACAGGCGCGCGACAAATGCGACAAGCGCCGACAAGTTTTGGATCAACCGATAACACGGTGTTATCGGCAAGATGCTGGTCATGTGTACTAGCAATTCGTAGTGTGTAGTTTGTGCAGTTGATGTGCAGTATCACTACACAGGGTTAAGTCGTTGATTCTGTAGGAGTTTTGGGGGTCTTTTTATATAAGTGTGCAATGTTTCTTATATATATACCCCCCTAGGAATTTGAAAAAATTATCTATTAACGCGTTGGAATTTTGATTTGGAGGTGCGCAGGAGGCCAAAAGTGCTTTGGGGCGTTAAAAACCCCATTTTTCACCGGTCGCCAACTTTTAAGCGCGTAACATCATGATCCCATTGGATTTTATTTTGTTACGCTCAATTGCACACCCTGCACACTATGCCCATTTTAAAATTTCGCCACCGTTATAGGATGATATCCACAGGCTAAGTCTTTGATTTTCCTCAAAACATGGCATTAAATTTTCAACCATTTAGCAGGATGACAACTACCTGCTGCACACTTGCTACGGAACATTACAAAATTTCCACACCGATATCAGGTGATATCGGCTTTTCCATGTCCCACAACCGACCGAGGAGGTCATCATGTCTGAGTCCAACAACGACCGAGCCATGTGGCTTGCCGCCACCGAAGGCGTGCAGCCGCTCAAGTCCAGCCAGACACCCCCGCGCATCCTGCTGCAACGCAGGAGCCGTCAGCCCGTCAAGGTGATCGTGCGCCGTCCGAAGTCTCCGCTACTCGCCACATGGGTGGTCACCAAGTCCCTGCAAGAGGTAGCGCGTGAAGCACCGCCGCGTCCAGCCACCGAGCGCGACCTGTTGCGCCTGACCACGAAGTTCAACAACCGATAACAAGAGTACAAGCGGCGATAACAGGTGTTATCAGGAGATGCTTATGGATGATGACAACACCGATGACTACACCTGCATGGCTGTGGTCGCCAACAAGCGAGACAAGTCCAGCAAGCCAAAGGTGTGCGGCAAGCCCGTGAACAAGTACCGCTACGACTTGGGCTACACGACCTGCCCATCGTGCGGTGAAGCCGCAGCCAAGATGGTACGGCACACGGTCGTGCCGATGCACAAGAGCAACTACATGGTCGTGACCAACCGGATCGACCTGCAAGGCATCAACAACAAGGGAGGGTTCCACCGATGAACGACTATCGAGTGGATAGAGCAAGGGAGGGTTTGTCCCCTCCGTGCGGCATGAATTCGATCGTGTATGTGAGCGAGTCCCTGAACGATGCTCTGCGCGTGTTCCACGCCACCACGGGTGGCAAGGATGGGTGGGGCAACTCGCACGGCGACTACGCTGACTACGGGGTGATGCTGTCCATGTGGCACCCCGAGCGGAATGCGTACATCACCAAGCGTTGGAAGAGCAAGTAACTGAGGAGGTGTGAGATGAACAAAGAACTACTGAAGCGATGGGTCGCTGCGTTGCGCAGCGGTGAGTACACGCAAGGCACAGGGAAATTGCGGATGTTCGACCCCGTGGCGGAGTGCACAAGATACTGCTGCCTTGGCGTACTGCGCGAGATCGAGCCGAGCATCTGTGGAGTCAACGAGGAACTTCTGGACCGCGACTCTTTGCGGCAACACATGGGCGGTGACATCCAGCAGAGAGAACTCGCGGAAAAGAACGACCACGGAATGCCGTTCCCCGAGATAGCGAACCACATCGAAAGGATGTATCTCAACAACGAGGAGAACAAGTGATGAACTTCAAAGCCGACCTGATCGAAGCGTTGACAGACACGGTCACCCACCAGAGCAAGGCCATCAACGGGCTACTAGTCAACGCAGACCGGATGCAAAAGGTCATCGAGACCCTCACGCAACTGAAGGAGCAGTTGGAGGAGCAGAACGAGTTGTATGTGGCTGACATCCGTCTATTGGAGCAGCAGCGTGACGAGGCATGGAACGAGGGCGCACGGCTGAAGAGGCTGTCCGAAGAGCAGTCGAAGGTCATCAACGAATTCCGCAACGGATTCTAGGAGGATAAGACATGAGCAACCACACGCCCGGAGAATGGACTGTCAGCAAGAACTTGGCAGGGGATCTAGTAGTCACAAGTACGAACCATCATGACAACGATGGGTACATCATCTGCCAGACATTCGGCAGGCACAAGTACGGTAACGCTGTGTTGATTGCAGCCGCGCCTAAATTGTTGGTCGCGTTGCGCAACCTTATCGGGTGCGCCGAACCGCATCGAGATCGCGCCGAAATCAAGGCCGCTCGTGCCGCCATCGCTGAGGCTACAGATAAGGCCCCAGAGGAAGTGACGGAGGACAAGACATGAAGTACATGGACCCGAAAGATTGGTATCACTCCGACGCTATCGAAGTCACGGTCAACGGTGTTCGGGTGGCGTGGACTGTGGACAATGAAGTGTTCACGCAAGTACGTAGCCTTACCGAGCGCACCCACCCTGACGATGACGGGTTCGACCTTTTCGGGTACTTGGAGTGGGAGGACAACGACGACCCGTTGGACGATGCAGGGTACAACCAAGAAAGATTGAGAAACTACGTCATCAACAAGATGAAGGAGGACAAGTGATGAACGAAGCACCGCCGACAGAAAGAGAAGTAACATTGTTGAACGCATTGAAAACGGCCAATGAGTTGCTTAAGCGATGTGAAAGACGCATCAAGGGCGAACCAAGCCGCATCTTCATGTGGTTCTGTGTCGGGTTGTTCGTAGGCTTTCTGGTAGGGAGGTTCGTATGAAGAACTATCATTACTTCAAGGGGCGGTACGAAAGCACCAATCCTATCCGTGGACGTAAAGAAGACATACGTCCTGTAGGAAGTCGCCGCCGTACATGGGAGCGGTTGGTACACATCGACGACGCATATGGCGTGGCTGACCGAGATGTACCGTTGGTCATGTACGCCGAAGATACGCTGACGATACAGACATCATGGATGACCCCGTCGATAGGGAGTTTCATGACCACATACCTACCAAGCGGGTTCAGCGTCAGTAAGCAATACAACACGCTGTGGTTGGAAATCAACGGCAAACAGTATCCTCTAGCGCCGAGAGAGCGCCTGCCTGCACCGTGCAAGGTCTACATCACATCCAAGGCGCGTGAGTATCAAGACAACGACCCTAAAACCAACTTTTACATCCCGGAATATTTTTTGCCGTTGATGGTTGCCGGGGATACATATAAGCCGCTGTATGAAACGTTGCTGGTCAAGCGCGTGAACAGGCAGCGTGCAGCCGAGTTGCGCGGTCGAATCAGACCGTTTGTGGAGTTCTGCACATCTCTGCTGCGCTTGTCCGATGGCGTGCTGCGGTGGGAGGTCATCAAGGAATATCACCCTAAGATTGCAAGCGATTATTGGTTACCAAGAGGTGACTATATACTCTCAAAGCATAACGAAACGGGGCGAAATTTGAGGGTACTGCTATCCGCGTCGTCCGATGATTACCTGAAGATACTGTGCAATCTTGCGGCGCAGAAGAACAGCACCTTGTGCCTTGTCTCTCGATCAGGGGGACCACCAAGCAATTGGCTATCGCCCGGCCCGTTTGATGTGCATTTCAATACAACCGCATTGGAACGGTTTCTGTACAGAATTCACGACAACGATGAGGAGAACATCTATGATCTAGTGGAAACACCTGTTACCGAAAACAAACAGACCAACGTCATCGGTTACGCTAAGTAACTAGGAGAGAATACTATGAGTGCTATCAATCTGGGCCGTGAGGTCTCACTGCAAGAGTTCGCCCGTGCCGTCATCGCATGTGGCAAGGATGTGTCGTTCATCGCAGAAGGCGAGATGGGTATCGGCAAGTCAGCCATGCTCAAGGTAGTCGGGGCTGCGTATCCATCACACATCCCAGTGTATCTGGACTGCACTTTGCTCGACTTGGGTGACATCGCGCTGCCTTTCACGGTCGATGAGAACGGTACACGTGTGACCAAGTTCGCGCCAAACGGCAGGTTTCAATTGCACCACGGCAAGCCTGTCATCATCATGTTGGACGAAATCGGTAAAGCCATGAAAGCCGTCAAGAACGCGCTGCTGCCGCTCATGAATGGTGAGAAGCGTATCGGTGATGCGTATCTGCACCCCGATTCCATCGTGTTCGGCACGACGAACAAGATGAGCGAGGGCATCGGTGACATCCTTGAGGCGCACGCTCGCAACCGTTTGTGTGTGCTGCCAGTCCGTAAGCCGACAGCCGATGAGTGGGTCGAAGAGTTCGCCATCAACGCGGATGTCGCGCCCGAAGTCATCGCATGGGTCAAGCAGTTTCCGCACGCGCTTGCATCGTTCACCGACGAATCGCAGAAGGACAACCCGTACATCAACCATCCGGGACGGGCAGGACAAGGTGCGGTGGTCACGCCACGCTCGCTTGAGAAGGCCAGCCACATCGTCAAGATGCGTACATCTTTGGGCGAAGCGCTGACCATCTCCACGCTGGCTGGGACTATCGGTGAGGCTGCTGCGCGTGACATGCAGGCGTTCCTCACCATCGCGGACAAGTTGGCGACATGGGACAGCATCATCGCATCGCCCAAGTCAGCGAAGTTGCCTGACGATCCGGTGGCCAAGTGCATCGCTGTGTTCGGTGCCATATCGCGTGTCGATAAGGATACGCTTGACCCGTTCATGGACTACATCGAGCGCATGGAAGGTCCGTGGCAGGCGTTGTTCGCCAAGTCCATCATGAAGTCAGGCAAGCAGTCGTTCTGCATCACGAACCGCAAGTTCAAGGACTGGGCGTTGAAGAATCAGTGGATGTTCTGATTGATAAGGAGGCACCATGAAACTCTCTGCTGAACAGAAGATAGAGCGCGCTCACGTCTGGCTGATGAACAGCCCCAAGTACTGCCTGTACTCCGGGGTCTTCATGATCGGCAAGACCGAAGTGCGCGACGATATGCCTACAGCGGCCACCAACGGACGTGATGCGTTCTATGGGCGCAAGTTCGTGGACAAGTTGTCGGAGCAGGAACTGCGGGGTCTCATCCTGCACGAGAACCTGCACAAGGTGTTCAGACACTTGACCGTGTGGAAGGCTCTTTACAAGGAGAACGCACAGATAGCCAACATGGCTTGTGACTACGTCATCAACCTGATGATCGTGGACAGCGACCCGGATGGCAAGGATGTGAAACTTCCCGAAGGTGGCTGCTATGACGTGAAGTACCGGGGCATGGACGAGGGTACCGTGTACCGCCTGCTGACACAGAACCTACCACCGGGCGGGGGCGGCAGTGGGGGCGGCAGTGGGGGCGGCGAAAGTCTGGACCACCACGACTGGGATGATGCCGAGGAGATGTCCGAGCAGGACAAGATCACACTCAGCAACAACATCGACCAAGCGTTGCGACAGGGCAAGATACTTGCAGGCCGCATGAGCGGCAATGTCCCACGCAGCATCGATGATGTACTCAAGTCCCGTGTGGACTGGCGTGAGGCCATGCGTGAGTTCATCACCAGCACCTGTGCAGACAGGGATGAAAGCACATGGCGACGACCAGCCCGTAGGTGGATCGCCCAAGATGTGTACATGCCGTCGAGCATCTCCGAGCGCATGGGGATTCTGGTGTGCGCCATCGACATGTCAGGTTCTATCGGCATGCGGGAAGTGGCGCAGTTCATCGGCAATCTTGTGCGTATATGCGAGACAGTCAAGCCGGAGGAAGTACACCTGATGTACTGGGATACAAGAGTGTGTGCCCATGAGGTGTACAAGCCCGACCAATACGACTCGCTCTTGAGCAGGACAAAGCCCGCAGGGGGCGGTGGCACAGACCCGCAGTGCATCGTGGACTACATGAAAGGCAAGCGGATCAAAGCCGACTGCGCCGTTATCCTCACGGACGGTTATGTATGTTCATGGGGTGAAGGATGGGACTGCCCGACGCTATGGGGTATCACGTCACAAAACATCGAATCAAAGGTTGGCAAAAGCGTACACATTGGAGGCGTGTGATGGCTATCAACCGTGCAAAACGCCGAGCGAGGAAGTTCAGAAAAAAGATATGGCTCATACATCCAATTTTAGATATAAAAAACGATGGATTTGGCTTCCACTTAATATTTTGTACAAAGTGGGTACCGTTGGCTGTAGGACCGCGATTTAGACGGAGAGAAAAGCAATTAGCGACGTTTCAAGAAGCCCGAGCATTTTGTTTGTTGAAGGGTGAAGAGTGAATTTATCAACCAATAAGGAGTGCAATCATGATCAATAACAGTGCTGTTATCGTTGACCTGAACATCAGTGTGTGGACGGGTCGCAAGATGGACAAGAAGGTGTCGGAGCAGGTCGATGCCGACAACCAGACCAAGACGCGAGCGGGGAACTATCATAAGAAACTGCTTGCTGGCACGACCGCATTCGATGACGTCCACAAGTTGGTGGGTGCGATCCGACAGTGGCACTACGCCAACACGCTTCCGTGGGCCGACAACGGTCAGCGGCTGCTGCCGATGGCGAACTTCTTCGACTACAAGGCGCAGTTGAGCGCGTACGAGCAGGAGTTCAACAACACGGTGGACAAGTTCTACCAAGAGTACAACACGTTGGTCAGCGCGGCTGCGTTCTCTCTGGGCAATCTGTTCGATCCCAACGACTACCCGAGCATCGAGGAGATCAAGGGCAAGAACAGTTTCCGATACGTCATCAGCCCCGTGCCTGACTCCGGTGACTTCCGTGTGGACATTCCCGAGCAGTATCGGAAGGAACTGGAAGCCATCTCCAACGAGCGGGTCAATGCTGCCATGAAGGACGTGTGGGACAGGCTGCATGAGTGCCTTAGCCACATGAGCAAGAAGTTGGCAGGTGATGAGAAGCAGATCTTCCGCGACTCGCTGGTGGACAACGTGGTGGAACTGTGCGGGATGCTCAGTAAGTTGAACGTCACCGATGACCCCAAGTTGGAAGCGGCACGACAGGAAGTCGAGAAGATGCTGTGCGGCGTGACGCCCAACGAGTTGCGCAAGAACGACGAAATCCGCAAGGACGTCAAGGCGCGTGTCGATCAAATCTTGGGCATGTTTTGAGGTGAAGGCATGAGCAAGATCATCATCACCGTCGAGTACACCTACGAGGATGTCATGGAGCATGAAGCAATGAAAGAGGCTGATGGATTGGTCGCGGGGTTGGCGAACGCGGTCAGACGATGGCCGTTTGGTGCAGACAAGGCGAGTGTAAAGAGCGTCCAAGTTATCCATCAAGAGGAGAACAAGACATGATGCAAGACATGATGAACGATGCAGGCCAAAACCTGAACGAGACGGAGATGAACGCCATCCGTTGTGCGTTCGCGGACCTCATCGGCGCGGTGCAAGCATACAGGCAAAGCGGTAGCGGCGATTCCGCGCACGACTGGGAGGCGCACATCCACACCATCGAGGAACTGAAGACTGCGTTCCCGTGGCTCGATGAAATCCCCGACAACATCTACGACGAGGAGGAGTGATATGGACAAGAAGCGAGTGGTCATCACCATCGACAGCGGTATCCCCGAGGTCATCGAAGCACCGGATGGTGTGGACGTGGAGATCTGGGACTACGACACCGAGTTCTACCCCGAAGCCGACCTGCTTGAGGACGATGACGGGCGCAAGTATTTCTTGAGGGAGGGCTGAACATGGCGAAGAAGAAGGCGAAGCGTCGGAAGTCTTATACCGTGCACACCACGGTGGAAGTGCTATATGAAATCGAGTTGCAGGTACTAGCGCACACCGAAGAGGAAGCCCAAAACCTTGCGATGAGCAAGGCAGAGGACATGGCGTTTGATCCCGCCCTGCAAGATGGTAATCTTATAAGCATCAACGCGACTCCAGAAGATGCTTGGGAAACCAAGAAAGGTCGTATCATGTATCTCACATGATCAAGAACATCAAACTGCGACCCCGCAAGAAGTACTGGGGGTGGTGTTACCGCAAAGCCATGCGACTGCGTATGACAGGCAAGGAGTGGCATGAGTACGCCAAGTGGGACACCTTCAAGACCGAGTACGGCTCCGACTCTGCGTGGGGCAACAAGTGTGAAATATGGTTCGATGACGAGGAGGATATAACCAGTGCAGACATTCCTACCTGATCCTAGTTATGCGACGTCAGCCTCCATGCTGGACTACCGGAGGCTTGGCAAGCAGCGCGTAGAGACCAAACAGATATTGCTTGCTTTGGGTAAGTCCAAGGGAGGGTGGGTCAACCATCCTGCTACCAAGATGTGGCGAGGACATGAGTTGGAGTTGTCCACGTACGGCCTTGCCATGTGCAAAGAGTGGGTAGAGCGTGGGTATAACGATACGCTTGGCCAATACTTCCTTGCCATGCGGGACGCATATGAGGCAGAGGGGCATCCAAGCATACCGCCGCCTTGGCTTGGCGATGAAGTGTTCCATGCCTCCCATCGCAGCAATTTGTTACGTAAAGATCCTGTGTTTTACGCGCAGTATGGATGGAGCGAGGCTCCTGACCTGCCGTACGTTTGGCCTGTTGAATAACCAGAGGAGAAGTTTATGTTGGTAACGACGCATGAGAGCCTGCAATCTGTAGACAGCGGTATCCGTGAGATCTTGTCTATGCTTCGCAAGTATCACATGAGCAGAATTCCTGTTCATGCAGTAGCCGATGCCTTATCCGGAACTCATGTCTACTTTGTAGATGAACGGTTCATGGACCTGCAACCCAATGTACTTACTGTTATGGGCGCTACAAAACTTCAGTTAGAAGAAAACGGCAAGTATGGCAAGGGATATAGAGTCTATTCATCTAGTCTGACCAACGAGAAATATCATTATAGCCACCAAAAGCACCGTTCTTTAGCCAGCAGCGATCCGGACAAGATCGTATCAATCTTGCGTAAATGTACGGGCAGTATGCCAGCAACAGGTCTGCATAAGACTACGGAAAAAATTAACATCCATATAATTAACACATGGAGAGATGTATTTAAATCGGACTTGTCTGCTGCTATCAATAAGGTGAGCATGTATGACTCATTTATACAGACATTGATGGTCGATATCAGTAATTATCGCAACGGCACCGCCGCGCCATATTCTAATGACGTGTTCCATACAATCTTTTCGGATAAAAACATAGCAACCTATGCAGAGCATTATCGTAGACGAAAAGTTGATATGCCTACGCATAATGTAGTCGTACATCCGGCAGAAGTTGTGGTCAATAATCTAGTTGTTTCTGGTCTTGCAGAACTGTCTGTGGATAAGCAAGAAGCAATTGGCATGCTAAAACTTGTAGAAAATCTTACGTTTGTTGAAGGTGTAGGCACTCGGATCAATGAAAATAATTTTTGGATCTATTGACGGAGGAGCCAGCATTGGCTAGAGTGTATGGATGAGGAGATCAAAAACGTGGAAATTGTCCTTGAATGTCAACACATTCGGGGTGATACCGGATTCGTATTGCTTGATAAACACACGAAAACCGGAAGTTCTAGACTTTTCAGAGGAGAACATAACACTACCCGATGAAGTGAAAGAACGCATAGCACTGCTGGTACTGCAACGGCCCGGACCTAACTCCCCTACGAACATAGGGCATCTCGCAAGCGACAGATTGATCATCGTGTATTTGACTAATGCAGAAGGTAGAATGATTAAACGTATGTTGGAGAACTACAATGACGCCCGAAGCAAAAGTTAAAGCGCAGGTCAAGCGTATGCTGCATGAGATAGACCCTACGGTCTACGAGTTTTCTCCCGTAACGGGAGGTTATGGACGGTCGGGTGTTCCTGATATCGTGGTGTGTCTTAAAGGAAAGTTCATCGGTATCGAGTGCAAAGCCAACGGCGGTAAACCTACTGAACTGCAAAAGAAAAACCTACGAGATATATGCGATGCAGGAGGGTACGCAATCGCCGTCGATGAACATTCACTTGGCGTATTTAAGATGATCTTTAAAGACATAGTGATGGGTGCAACAGTGAGCCGTTACTGGGATCTGACAGCAAGTGATAAAACACCGCAGGAAGAACAGTCAGGGAGTGGCTAGGCGCATATTGCGTTGGATGTCATCCCGGTATGCAACTAGTGTCAGACAGATAGCGGAGGTGTTTGGGTTTACTCATATACATACAGCAAGATACATCAGATGGTTAGAACAGAATGGTTTTATCTATTTGAGATATAGGCGAGATGGATGGAATTTTTATTCAATACGAAGGAGTTCTAATGGACGTAGAGAAGTTGGCAAAGGTACTTCTTATCGCGCATAAGCATGATTTGGATGCTATCGATATCGAGTTCCTTGCAGAAGTGATCAGGCGTAATAAAGTTTCTGGAGAGGTAAATGCCGCCGAGTTTGGTGGTGGTACCACTTTGGCATCTTTTGGCACTTTGAACAAGCGCCTCAAGAAACTGCTTAGTAAAGGGTTTCTTGTACGCCGTGGCATTGAGAAAGATCAGCGACTGAAGTTTTTGGAGGAAGGCCCCGAACTTCAGAAGTTTGTTGATGAGATGAACAATCAGTAACCAAAGAGGATGAAATGATGAAGACCAAGACTGAGAAGATTCTGGCGCTGCTCGACAAGGGTACCGCCCCCAAGGCCATCGCCAAGAAGATGGGCGTGTCCCCGGCATACGTGTACGTGGTCCGCAGCAAGGCCAAGGCGAAGACCAAGAAGAAGCCCGGACGTCCGAAGAAGGCGAAGCAGAAGTGGGTGGAAGTCACCTATCCGGGAGAAGCCCTTGTCCCCGGCTCCGTCCCGCTCCCGGCTGACCCCGTGAACCATCCCCCGCACTACACGGCGGGTGGCATCGAGACCCTCGACTTCATCGAGGCCAAGGACCTGAACCATCTGCTTGCGTGTGTCATCAAGTACATCGTCCGTGCAGGTAAGAAGGAAGGTGTGGACCCGATCCAAGATCTGGAGAAGGCCAAGTTCTATCTCAACCGTGAAATCAACAAGCGTAAAGGAGCGTAATCATGTCTACTTTGACCTTTGAGCAACAGGCTGCGCGTGACGGTCTGACTTCCAGCATCCTCAAAGATGTCGCGTACTATGTTAGATATAACGATGGAGATATCCCAGACGATGTGGTCCCTTTTTGGGAATCACGAGCCAAAGAAGCGGGTATGTCCAAAGCCGCCATCTCTCAGACCGTTGAGGAAGTCCGTCAGGTGCTGAACCTGATGAAGAAGTTCAGCAAGAAGCGGGTGGCGTGACACATGGGGGGAGGGAAACCTCCCCCTTCTCTTGAGGAGGAGATATGTTCAGGTCTTTATTCAATTGGTGGAGAAGGCGAGAACAAGAAGCCCATTACGCATGGTGCCGGGTTCCGCCCCCGAACTGGCGCTGTAGCCGAGGAAGGCTTGGGCGATGGGGGAACTACTGGTGAGCGACCTAGAGTTTGCTGACACCATCATAGGACTGGACGGGTATATCCGTGCATTCGCGGCCACCGTAGCCGCTGCATCGCTGCTGTATCTAGTCATCCGTTGGATCAACAACAGACTGTGAGGAGGAGTTATGGAGAAGGAACCAGAGTATTCAAAGGACCGTCTTAACCAACAGATTCGTAGTCTCATGCGCGAGAACTTTATGCTTAAGGATTCGCTGTTTCGCAGGAACAAGGAGTTCATCGTGATGGACGGGATGCTCCGCAAGGCAGACCGAGTGACAACGTTCTTGAGCATCTGTCTGGCTGTCATGACTCTGGCGGCTATTGCCGCTACGATATGGGCTGTGAGGATGTCGCCGTGAACCGCGAGGACATCATTCGCATGGCGAGGGAGGCGGGATTTGTTGTTGATGAGAAAGCCAAACAACACCAGCCCAACTGCATCTTCCATACGCATCACATGGTCGATGAGTTACTTGAACGCTTCGCCGCCCTCGTCGCCGCCCATGAACGTGAGGCGTGTGCGAAGGTGTGTGATGGTTGGGCGGAGTACGGTATTCCATCATCCGCAGCCGCAGCCGCCGCCATCCGCAAGCGAGGGGAGGTGCAGCCGTGAGCAAGAACCGTTGTGCGAACTGCAAGTATTTCTTCGATTATTCCGAGCCTTATGCCAGCCCTGACGATTTGGAACGATTTGGCTTGTGTCGCATCATTCTCCCGCCGTGGGTTTCCGAGACTCAAGACTATAGACGTTTCACCAACAAAAACTATGTCTGCGACCTGCACAAGCCGAAGGAGGTGCAGCCGTGAACCGCGAGGACTACGAATTTGCTGCCGATTGGCGCGTCACCGCGACCGAAGTGGTGAATCACCCGCAATACGCTCGTCCTGTGCTGATGGTGCGCGAGGGGTGGATGCGTCGTGGGCAAGAGCCTGTGTGGAATGACACCGTGACGATCCGACAGATTCCCGAGGAGGTGCAGCCGTGAGCGACACAAATGAAAACGGGCCGAGACTGACATCCCGGCCCGTTGGTGCTGTTTCGGAAGAAACCAGCCTCCTCCACGCGGAGAAGTATAACTTGCCGCAACGCGATCAGCAAGGAGGTGCAGCCGTGAGCGACCGTGAACTGTTGGAACTCGCAGCGAAGGCGGCGGGGATTGACTACAAGCCTGACAACAAAGACTGGAAGCACGACGACCATTGTGCGTTCTGGGATTACGACGATTTATGCACTTGCGGTGCACGTTGGAACCCCCTCACCGACGACGGCGATGCGTTGCGGTTGGCGGTGAAGTTGGGGCTATACGATTTGCGTGACTTGCCGTTTCAGGAAAGCAACGATCCTGTGTGGGAAGCCGTCCCCGACCCTCTTGCCGCCACCCGCCGAGCCATCGTCCGTGCTGCTGCTGAGATCGGGAGGAACATGACATGACCGACCGAGACAACATCACGCTGCCCCGCGAGGTGGTGGAGGCTGTGCTGCGAATCGTTGAAAGAAACCGTGACTGGTCTGAAGTGCGTCAGTCTGGTGACTATGCCGCCATCCTCCGCACCGCCCTCGCCGCCG